CCAAGTTACTAACCGAAGGCGTAAAAAAAATAATCCCTGACTTTAAGGGTATTAGGTCGGAAAATCTTGCCAATCAACTAATTGACTTGCCGTTTGATAAAAGACGCGAGTTTGCCAATTTTTTAGCGTCCAAGCCTTTGCAGAAAAAAGGCTTCCCTGACATCGTTGCAATCGCCAATGCAATTAACGACCCCGGAGCACATGCTGATGCGCGAATGGCTGGTTACGTTATCAACAAAGCTGATTTGAAAAATACGCTCAATCGAAAACCTTTGCATCCTCACCCAACTTACGAAAACAACCTCCACGGCGAGGTGCTTGGCGGTTTCCGAGAACAAATCCCTGCAAGACTGATGTTTCGTCCAGCTTACGAAGAAAGAATGCCAGAGGCCGAAGCTGCGTATCTGATGTACTCCGGCCCTAACATTGGTCGTTTCATGGATCCGCAGGCGGTAGACGAAATCAGCCAATACATCGAGGATGCTGCGGCTGCTCGCAAACTGGGCGGCTACGCCGAAGGCGGCCTGTACACCGACGAAGAACGCGCCAGACGCGCCGAGGAGCAGATGGGCGGCGTTACCCCTGACGGCTACGCCAGCAGTCTGCCGCCGACTCTCAGCATGCAATTCGGCGACCTCGTCAGCCCCTACCTTGACGCGGCCTATGACCTGTTCCCGAAAGAGAACCCGCGGGGCAAATTTCTGCGCGACGCAATTATGGGCGAGGCGCCAGAGGCTGCTCGGCGCATGGCAGAGGGCGAGCCGTATGTGCTGGCCAACACCCGCTCACGCAACCCGCTCGATTGGAAAATCAATTCCGAAGCGCTTGACATGGCGGGAGCATTGCCGCTGGCCACGGCGACCGGCGCACTAGGAAAGGCCGCCGCCGCGGTGAAGGCTTCCGCACCACTGCTCGGCGGCCTCGGGGTCATCAAGCAGAAGGGCGGGAATTGGCTGCCGCCGGTCATGGATCCCTCTATGTCGCGAGGCGCCAATGAACACACCATCCCGCGCCGGATTGGCACTGAATTGCTTGCGACTGACGGATATGAGCGGGCCGACTTTCGAGATCCGTCGATTCCGTGGATGAAAATGGATGAACTTAGAAACTATGACCCGCTTGATGAAAGCCTTTACGAGGAGCGGCTGAACAAAAGAAATGCTGCCAGAAAGTTTAAGTTTGGCCGCAGCATTGACCGTGACCCGGAGTCTGTGCTGGAGGAAATAAATCTAGCCCGTGCCAACGGCTATACCCCCGAGGTTCGCGAGAACGCTCAGAATTATCTTGATAAATACAGAGAATCTCTGGGGGCCAAAAAGGAAGTCAACACTTGGATTCAAAAGCAGCTAGCTCGATACATGCAGAGCGACATGGGCACCGAAGGAGACCCGATTCGGGCAACGATTGAGCGGCGAGTGGCTGGCTTTGACAAGGAGCGCGATGCAGCCTTGCGCGAAGCGCAGGCTCATTTTGACCATGCTGCAAAGCTAGAGGCTGAAGGCCCAAGGCCGGGCATGCCAGAGGGCACTTGGGAGAATGCGATTCAGGCTGCAAAAAATCGCGGTCAGCAAATCTCTGAGGATGCGATGAAAGAGCACGAAATGAAGAGAAAGTATGGCTCAAGCCATCTGCTTCGTGACGATGGTTATCTTGAAGACTTGCGATCCATAAAAGACACAGCCAACACCAAAAGGTTTTATGCTGGGTTTCCAGAAGAAACTACTGGCATCTCTGACATAGCTAGAGAATGGGATGACATCGTAGATAGCTCAATTGGCGCAGGAAAAAAGAAAGACATATTTGGCGAAGGCCGCATTGCTTTGGGCGAATATCCGATATTTAGTGATTACGGAAGAGTTCCGCCTGAATACTTCAAAAACGCGCTTAAGGAAAATCCTTGGATTAACAACTTGGAAGGCGAAACACCTTTTCATTACATGAACTATGGAAACGCTCACGGCCTTTCACACTTAAAATACCTGTTGATGAATTCCGTCGGTAGAGATGACATCCCTGACAAACTTAAGACCAAGCTTTCAGAATTGCCCAATCTAAGCGTCGGCGCTGCCGTTGACAGAGCGGCAGATTTGCAGCTTTACGACAGAAGGAAAGAGCTTCAGGAAATGCTTGAAGCTCAAAAAAATCCGGCAATTCATCGCATGACCGAATACCCAACCGGGCACGCTTGGAATGAGCTGAAGATCCCAGAGCTTCCCGAAGACACATATCAAATGCGGGGCAGAGAGTTTCTTGAGAAAGCGCTCAACATGGAGGGCGACCATATGGCCCACTGCGTTGGCGGTTACTGCGACAAAGTGGCCGATGGCAGCTCTCGCATCTTTTCGTTGAGGGACAAGGATGGCAATCCTCATGTGACGATTGAGACGAGAGCGCCAAGTGACAGATGGTGGAATGAATACTGGGATTCACTCCCAAACCGGGATGAAGTAATTGGGCCAGATTCTGTCTTGGCCAATACTCCCGGCATGTTTAACAAAGGGCACCAACATCTTTACGACGAGGCCTCTAAACTCTACGACCTGCCGCCCCCGCCCGTTGAAACCGTTGAGCAAATCAAGGGCAAGAACAACAGCTCAGTATCTGGTAAATACTTGCCGATGGTGCGGGACTTCTTGCAATCAAAAGGCAGATGGGGAGGGATTGGAGACGAGCATAACTCTGGCCTTTCCGAAAGAGAGATAAGGGAGCTTACAGAAGATCCAGCCCTCAAATCAGTAGGCGACCTTGACGACCTTGAGAACATCGACTACGAACCTAGAGGCTTCCGCGACCCATACGACCCCAATGGCGGCAACTATGCAGACGGCGGCCTAGTCAATGGCGACCGCAATCGGCTGGACTCAATCATCGGCGACTTCCTGTCGGACAACCCCGGTCAGTATGCCGAGCTTGGCGAGCCGCAAGAGCCGCGGCGAATGATGCGTCAAGCGCGTCGCCAGCGCAGCCCTGAGTTCCGCCTAGACCTCGGGGGCGGCTCGACCGACTCCAACGACGGCTTCGGCGGCGGCGGTCACGCGGGCATGCGCCTGCCGATTGGCCCGGCGATGCTAAGCATTGATGCGGTTGGCGGCGGCGGGTTTGGCCAGCAGGTCAACCCTGAGGGATACCTCGGGTACGGCCCCCGCGGGCCTGTGATGCGAGTGGGCAAGCCGAAGTTTGGCGGCGGCGCCAGCCTAGCCGGCATTCAGGCTGCAATTGAGGGCCTGCCCGGCCTCGCTGGTCGGTATGGTATAAGTTACGACACTCAGCCCTTCATGCTCACCCAAACTCTGGGACTTGATGAGCGTGGCATGCCGAGAACAAGCCGCGGTGACCTCATCGGCGGCCAAGGCATGGGGAATAGTCAGAGGATTTGGGACAGAATGCTCCCTGATGAAAAACTGATGTTTACCTACAACCGCGAATTCTAATCGGGTGACTGCATGAACGAAGACGATGAAATGGCCGAAGGCGAGATGATCGACCTCGATGAGAACGAGTCTGAGGTTGAGGACACTCCTGACGGCGGGGCGATGATTCGCCTTGCCGATGAGGCAGACCTCGCAGACAACCTCGACCATTTTGACAACATCGTTGACGAGGTTGACCCCGGCCTGCTGGCCGAGGCGGTCAGCGACCTGTTAGACAAAATCGACCGCGACAAAGAAGCACGCGAGAAGCGTGACAAGCAATACGAAGAAGGCCTGCGCCGCACTGGCCTCGGCGACGACGCGCCGGGCGGCGCCCAGTTCTCGGGCGCCAACAAGGTTGTGCATCCGATGCTGATTGAGGCATGCGTCGATTTCTCGGCTCGATTCATGAAGGAAATTTTTCCCTCTGGCGGCCCGGTCAAGGCCAAGGTGCTCGGCGAGCACGACGAGGAGAAGATGGAGAAGGCCGACCGCAAATCGGCATTCATGAACTGGCAGACGACCGAGCAGATGCAGGAGTTCCGCGGCGAGCTGGAGCAGCTCAGCACGCAGCTCCCGCTGGGCGGCGGCCAGTACATGAAAATGATGTGGGACGCTCGAAACAAGCGCCCGGTCTCCGAATTCATCCCAATTGATGACATCTATCTGCCGTTTGCCGCGACCAACTTTTACACGGCTGAGCGAAAGACGCATGTTCAGTACGTCACCAAAATGGAATTTGCTCGGCGCGTAAAGTCCGGCATGTACCGAGACATCGAAATTGGTTCGCCATCCAGCTTGGAGTTCAGCAAGGCGTCCATAGCCAACGACAAAATCGAAGGCCGAAAGGAGCTGTCCTATAACGAGGACGGTTTGCGAACCATTTTCGAGATTTACACCAGCATCGACTTTGGTGACGGCATTGAGCCGTACATCCTGAGCGTTGATAAATCCAGCGGAATGGCGCTCTCCCTGTACCGCAACTGGGAGCCAGATGACGACATGCGTCGCGAGCTGGACTGGATTGTTGAGTTCCCATTCGTGCCGTGGCGCGGCGCATATCCCATCGGCCTCACGCATATGATTGGAGGCCTCTCAGGAGCCGCCACAGGCGCTCTGCGTGCCCTGCTGGACTCTGCCCACATCCAGAACGTGCCGACGCTCCTGAAGCTCAAGGGCGGCCCCGGTGGCCAGACCATCAACGTGCAGCCGACCGAGGTTGTCGAGATGGAGGGCGGCGCACTGGTGGACGACGTTCGCAAGATTGCCATGCCGTTGCCGTTCAACGGCCCCAGCCCGGTGCTGTTCCAGTTGCTGGGCTTTTTGGTGGATGCCGGCAAGGGCGTTGTGCAGACGACATTTGAGAAGCTAGCCGACCAGAATCCGAACCAGCCGGTCGGCACGACGATGGCCCTGATTGAGCAGGGCATGGTCGTGTTTAGCAGCATTCACTCGAGACTCCACAGCTCAATGGCGCGGTGCCTGAAGATTCTGCATCGGATCAATTCGGCGTACCTGACGCAGGACGACATTCAGGCGCAATCAGCAGGGCTTGAGGTTGAGCCGTCTGACTTTGATGGCCCAATGGACGTTGTCCCGGTCAGCGACCCGTCAATCTTCAGCGACACCCAGCGCTTTGCTCAGACTCAGGCCATTGTTCAGCGAGCGGCTCTGCTGCCTCAGCTTTACGATATTCGCAAGGTTGAGGAAATGTTCTTGCGGAACCTCAAGGTTCCCGATACCGAGGTGTTGCTGCCAAAGCCGGGCGAGGAAAATAAAGACCCGGCGAGCGAGAACGTCGAGGCGACGATGGGCCAGCCGATTTTTGTGCTGCCAAAGCAAGACCACTTGCAGCACATTATGACGCATATGGCGTTTTTGAAATCCAATCTGTTTGGCGCCAACCCCGCCATCATCAAAACCTATTTGTTCCCGATGGCCACGCATCTCCGCGACCATTTGCTGAACTACTACATGGTCGAGACTCATCAGGCAGTGGTGAAGGCGAAGAAGCAGGGGATGATTCAGGACGACCCGACTCAGCAAACCCAAATCATCATGCAGGTTCAGCAATTCATCGAGCAGCAGTTGAGCGGGTTTGGCGAAGAGTTAGCGCAAATCACTCAGCAGGCTCAGCAGTTTGCTCCGCCGGCAGGGCCGCCGATGCCGCAAGACAATTCGCTTCAGGTTGCCCAAATCAACGCTCAGGTTCAGCAGTCGGCGCTTCAGCAGCGCTCGCAATCTGAACAAGCCAAGCTGCAACAGCAGAGTCAGGTTAGCCAGCAGAAGATGCAGTTTGACCAAGCCAAGCTTCAGCAGGATGTCCAGCTTAAACAAGCCGAGCTTCAAGCTAAGCAGCAGGCGGCGGCGTTTGACCTTCAAAAAGAACAGATGCGCCAGCAGGCCGCAGACCAAAGGGCCATGCAGGAAATTCAAGCTAGACAACAGATGAACGAAGCAGATAATCAAACCGCGCTTCAATTAGCGCAAGCTGAAATGCTAAGCGGAGAGAGCTTCTCTGTTAGCACTGGCACGGGCATAAATCC